GAGTGGTCTAAATACAAAGCCTTATAGACACATAATGAGCATCCTATATGATACTCGCGAGCGTGAGCTTATATCTAAATCTCCAACTATCTCCACACGAACACTTCCTGTTGGAGATATTTGGATTGGTCTTAGTGGCGAAGAAATCGCTAGTGGTGGTGTAGTAGCTGAGCGTAAAACTGTAGCCGACCTAGAAGCATCTATTCTTGATGGACGCTATCGTGAGCAACGTACGCGTCTTCTTACCTACTGTCAACAACGCGGAGCACGTCCCCTTTATATTATTGAGGGGGCACTTGACCGAGTTATAGGACGTTTAACAGAAAATGTCCTACGTCAATTTCTAAATCGCCTACAGCTACGATACGGTGTTTCTGTCATTCAGACAGACTGTTTAGATGAAACAATTCAACTATGTACCACACTTTCTGCACAAATTCTTAAAGATACATCTGTATTTGTTTTAGAAGATGGAGCCCAAAAGGCCTATTCACATACTGTTTCAGTTGTAAAAAAGGTAAATTTAGACGACCCTAAAACCTTTACCTCTCTTGTACTACAACAGTGTCCAGGACTTAGTGCAACAATTGCCGATGCTATTATGAATAGTTTTCCTACATTGGCAGATGTGTTTTCCGCTTCTGAATCAGATATAGCTATTGTGAAAATTACGGAAAAACGCAAGGTTGGCCCAACAGTAGCAAAACGTTTATATAACCTACTTCATGCCGTTAGTCCGCTGATTTAAGTGTTTCAATTTGGCTTGCAGCATAGGCCACCATAATTGCTCCTATAATTGAGATGTATGATGGTTTTTCTTTCATAAATAAGTAGCCAAATACAAAGGCTGATAATACTCCTGTGTAGGATAAAAGTCCAAAAATTTCAGTAGGAATCTTTGGAATTGCGTAAAAACGAAGCGCGTATCCTACAAACCCTACAAGAAGATTAAAGAGTACAATTGGAACCCATGCCTTTAAAGAAAATTCTATAGGAATTATTTTCAATATAACTAGAGGTAATATACACATTAGAGCACCGCCGTAGAGTTCAAGGATAGAGCTCCAAGGATTCTGTTTCTCGGTTGTTTTTACAGCAAAATACATTGCAGATTCCGTTAAGGCAGCAAGTAGGGCAGTTACTACCCCGAGTGTTGAGCCAATGCTGTTTTTCATAAACCCTTTTACTTCATCTTTTAGTCCGGTTGTGCTCAGAAGATAGGTTCCTAAAACTCCTACTGCCATATGATAATACGTAGATGTATGGATTGTTTCATTAAAAAGTACTTTTGCTCCTAGTATATTCCATAATGGATAGGTGTAAAAAAGGGACATAGCAACACCCGCAGAAAGACTAGAAAATGCCACATACGATACATAAATATGGAGGCAGGTGAGTAAGCCAAGCCCTAGCGTGCGTCCCAATGCACGCGGTGTTTTAACAACAGAAAGTAGATCATCCTTTGTGGCAAGAGCTCCAGCCCCTGCAGTATACGTAAGTAGTCTTGAAAAGATTTGTGTTGGAAGTGTTGTAGGAATTGACTTGATAAGAATTGGATATAATGAAAGGATAGATTCACTTCCAATTACAAATGATTCATTTAATGTAACCATTACTGCCTACTAAGTTTTAATAAAATTCTAACGTCTTATTATAGAATGCATCCGCTTGTTAGTGTCTATGTAGCTGTTCTTTTTGTGGTTTTAACGCCTGGGATACTTCTCCGTCTACCTAAGAACGGAAAGCCCCTTACAGTAGCGGTTGTACATGGTGTAGTATTTGCAACTGTTCTATATTTCACATGTAAGCCACTGCAGAAAATGCTTGATAACATGGGAATTACTGAACCTGCAGGCATGCCTGTTCCTCCCTATACGGTACTATGAGCTAATAATTAATTTAAATATGCATCAATATATAGAATGAATTTGCTTATGGGTTTATTTGTTGGTGTTCTTTTTGTTGTGTTAACACCCGGTGTATTAGTCCGGATACCCAAGCGCGGAAAACCGCTTACTGTAGCCCTTGTTCACGGTTTAGTGTTTGCTGTCATTTTTCACTTTACGGCAAAGATGCTTTATAATGCCGGCTATATTGAGGGGTTTCAATCACAAGTACCATTATCTGCAGAGGCAGAAAAGATTGCTAGAAGATTAGGTGAAGACGCCTCTTTGAGGACACCAGAAAGAACTGAAAAAATAAATATTGTAAATGCTCTTAATCAGACACAGGCTGGTCGTGCTGCTTTAGAAGCAATAAAAAATAATTTAAATGCTATAGCTCAGCTAAATTCAATGCTTACTTCTAAGGATGATGATGGAACAAAGTTTGATAAAGTATTAGATTTTCAAATAAATTATATAAGGAATTATGGAAAACTTTCTGCAGACACAAATCAACAATCAAAAGTAGTATGTGACAGAATCAAAAATGATGCAGGAGTTAAAAAGAATGAAATGACTCGCAGAGTTTCAGACCTTCAAAAAACATATGATACTACTAAAAATTTACTTGATAAATTTAAAGCAATACAAACAGATTTATGTAACTATAGAAAGCGGGTTAATAATGCCGCTGTTAATGCATGTAGTGAAGCCTCTAATAACGTATATGGAGCCCAGAGTTCACTTAAAGAGCATGGTAGAAATCTTACAGCTGCTAATAATGAATTTACAACCCTTCATAATAATATCAATAAAGAATTGAAGCAAAATAATTGTTAAGCAAATTTCCATAAATCAGCAATAACATTTGAGGCTACATCTGAAGGGCGTGGTTGCGCTGATTGTGGAAGTGCATTCCCAATAGGCTTGGGAGCTGGGCGAATAATACCCTGTAAAAATGAATCTGGTGGAGCATACTCAGTTGTAGAGCGTGATGGAGCTTGTGTTGGCCCTAGTAAGCTAGGTGCATTAGCAAAAGTGACTCCCGATGTAACTTCCATTCCCCGTTTGCCTTCTTTTCCCTTTTTACTTGTTGATGATGGTGGTTTCATGGCTTGAACTATAGGATTATGTTCCTTGTTGTACTGGGTTTCATAATGCTTCCATGAAATATAAAGCAAGTTTGGATATGTGTATTTTACTTCAAACCCATTTTGCCGTAACATATATACAATATACACAATACAGTCTTCTAAATCTATTGCCGGTAGCCCTAAAACAAAAGGAGGTACCGTATACATAAGATGATTTGCCGTTTCTGACATTTGTGACGTGTAATAAATACGATTTTGAATTTGGGATAGTATTTGATTATAAGCTTTTAGACGTGAATTATCTCTTTGAATCCGTTTTTCATATAAGTGTTTTGGCTCTAGCCGAGACACTTGATTCGTAGCTGGAATCATCCCTACCGGTAAGTTCCAAAATGAAATCTACATAAATCAATGCAGTTCCTCTTAAATCTATCCTTTTCAAATAGTATGGAATACATTATTCCAATTGTTGGAATTGAAGCATATGGTGATTATATGCTTGCAAACTACGCTAGCAAAGGTGGTGCACAAAATTTTGCTGCAGGTTCACTATCTTACCTTATACTTTTAGTATTTTTTGTAAAGGCAATAAAAGACAAAGGGCTTGTTTGGACAAATACAGCATGGGATGGCTGGTCTACATTAGCAACATCGGCTGTTGCAGTATTTGCTCTAGGTGAGCGTCCTAGTTTCATACAAGTTCTAGGCATAATTTTTACAGTGTTAGGGCTTGTATTATTAGGATTAGATAGCACAGCTAAGAAGTAAGTCTGGTATAAAAGGTAGCTGTCATATATTAATAAATATGATACCTCCTAGACGAATAGCCCTTTCGGGAGGTGGAATGAAAGGTATAGCACATGTTGGCGCGCTTGAAGTTCTTGAAGAACGTGGTCTTCTTGGCTCAGTAAAAGAATATCTTGGAACAAGTGCCGGTGCTCTTATTTCATTTTGTGTAGTAATTGGTTATACGCTATCGGAGCTGAGAAGTCTTTGTAGCGTTTTAGATTTCACCCAAACTCAGAATCTCGATGTAGATACAATTCTTAATTTCCCTAATGGTCTTGGGCTAGATGATGGTAAAAATGTTGAAAAGTTCCTAGGCGTACTTATCCGAGCAAAGGGACTCTCAGAAACAACAACCTTTGAAGAATTCTATTCTAAGAAACCTTCCGCTCCAAGGCTACGAGTGTTTGCCACAAATCTTGATAGTATGTCGCTCAAAGAATTTAGTATTCAAACACCCCGAGTGCCACTCCTTTTCGCGGTTAGAGCATCTATGGCAATCCCTTTTCTTTTTACACCCTTAAAGGACTCTTCAGGAAATCTTTTGGTAGACGGTGCTCTTATTTCACAATTCCCATTTCATCATCTATCCGATTATGAACGCTCTGAAACAATAGGTATTGCTTTTAATATTGTTGACTCTCCGGAGTTTATTACTGAGGGTCACACAATTATTACATATTTTGTACACTGTGTTCATTCAGCATACAAACATCAAGATAGAGCTCTATTCTCAAAATGGTCACATCGTATAATTGATATTCAATGTAATGAATACATTTCGATACAATTTAATGCGTCCAATGAAGAAAAGATTGAAATCATAGATAATGGGCGAAAGGCAGCAAATGCCTTCTTTTTACAAAAGGGTCCAACTCCGCTGAGAAGATATTCTTTGCCTTAACTATAATGGCCGGATCTAGACGCTCTAAGGCTACGAAGAAGTCGAAGAAGGGTACGCGTAAGATGTCGGCGTGGAACAAGCTTGTTATGGAAGTCTACAAGGAGATGAAGGCCGCAAACAAGAATGTGTCATTCAGTGATGCACTAAAGGAGGCGTCTAAGCGTAAGAAGTAACGTCTAGTACTAAAGGAACTCTACTAAAAATGGATATGACTCTATCTTCATATCCATTTTTATCCGTTGACTATTATTCTGAAATTGCTGATATATGTATTATTTATGATAATGATACACTTCCTGAAAGTATTTTACCTAATACAACTATCTTTGTTCGCACAGATTTATTACTAAAACACATCGGCAAATTAATTATGTATCAAAACACATTTACATTAATAACAGCATGTAATGATGACCTATGTGTGCCCTATTTTACTGACCCTGCTTTATCAGACCCCATAAAACAAATAATGGACCATTTACTAAATAGTCCATACTTACTAGTTTGGTTTTCAAAAAACGTAGGAATTCAGCACACTAAACTAAAGGCGATTCCTCTAGGTCCAAAATGGCAATGGTCTTCAACAGCATTCTATGGTGAAGATATAAGCGGACTTCTTCAACTTTATAAAGAAAATTATATGAAGCCTCAGACATGGACTGATTATAAAGATAAACTTTTATACATTAATATGGATATAACTACAACACGCGCACCATTATTTAGAGCTCATACAGGTATGCGTCAAACTATTTTTTCCGATTTAGTATCAAAGGGGTTTACAGTTACACCGCCTACAGACATCAAAGGGTATATTAATGATTTGAAAGCTCATAAATTCTGTATATCACCTCCAGGAAGAGGCATTGACTCTCATCGTACATGGGAAGCGCTTATGATGGGAACAATTCCTATATGCCTCTCGTCGTCACTTGATTATATTTATTCACGACTTCCTGTACTTATTATTAAGGACTATTCGGTAATTACAGAAAAGTATTTACTTGAACAGTATGATTTAATAAAAGGGAAGAACTATGATTATAGCTTATTATATGGGGATTATTGGAAGGATTTAATTAAGTCGCCGACTCAGCATCTCCAGTGACATTTCCTACAGCTCCTCCAAGATTCTCATTAATAAACTCTAGGTATCCCGCTGTTGACCGGGCGCCCTTGTACTCCACCACCTTTCCATCGGGCATCTCCATTAAAAAGGTAGGGAATCCCTTTATTGCCTTACCCTTTGCTAGCTCAGGTTGCTTCTCTGGGGACACCATACGAATGATACACTTTTTACCATTTACATCCATTGGACTCTTAGCAATAAGTTGCTCAAATTCAGGCTTGGCATTCTTGCAGTGCCCACACCAATCAGCATAGTACATTGTAAATGTAGGCTCAGTTGGATTTGCAAATGATTCACGGGGCTTATTGTAATACCATGCTAGCCCAAGTACAATAACTATAGCAACCCCTAAAAGGACAAGTTTTAGATCTATCTTCATATCTATAGTGAACTATATATTTTCAACTTATAACTTTTCCGCTATTAAAGGCGTATTTAGCGTATTAGATGGCTTATCTAGTTCGAGTAAAAATAGCGGATCATGATCCGGAATAGGATACTTTACCATAGGTAATGATGAAGGATTTGTTGGCAACATATACTGAAAAATTGTTGTAAAGACATTTCTTAAATAACGAAACATACTGTGTAGTATCTAAACATTTATGATGTTTAATATACAGAAATGCTTGTATTTTTTAAAGGGGAATGGCGTTCAGTTTCTTTACCCGCCTACACAGATCCTTCGTGGACCTTTTTCCAACGTATGCAAGCAGCACACCTTGTTCTAAAGGGATTAGGATGGACTGAGATTGAGAAGATTCTTTATTGCTAACTCGAAGCTGGTAACGTCTAGTACTAAAGTTAAGAACTCCCCATAGATAAGGCCACGGCGTGGCCTTATGTTATTGGAGTCATTTTAACTTTTCGTTCTAGCCATCAGAGCCAAGTACTTAATTTAAGTACTTGGCGGTAAATCCTGAGGAAACATCATTGCCGCCCAAAGAACTAAAAAGAATAGTACACTGTGTATAAAAAAGCCGATTGCTGTGGGACAACCACCTTTATCAGCAATAGTAGTTATAAACCCAAAGACACTTTGTGTCATCTTAAATGTTTCGGGATTGGCAATTAAGAAAAAAATAAGGGTTGAATAAAAGGAATATTTTGCTTTTAGTACGTAGTTTGCCATCTGTATAAGACGATTATTTTGGAGGCTCGGAAACAGCGTCAACAACACGGATCGGAGCTCTAAAGGGTCTTTTTAATAATTGGGAATTTGTGAAGAATTTCGGAAGACTACACTTATTATTATTTAGTTCATATGACATTTTTACCAGATATGATTTAGCAAATAAGATATAATACATAAACAGTGTAGTGTATGATAGCTCTACTTTTTTAAATATTTCGGGTGTTATATCAGGCATTTCCTCACTTTTTTGAAATTCGCTACCATTCCAAGAATAAATAGGTACTACTTTTGGTGATATACGTTCTCTTATAAAAAATCCATTG